ACTGTCTAGAAACTGTTATGGCGAGAAAGCCGACAAAGATGCCGAAACGCAACAAGCGTAATTTCCGTCCCACTAAAAGTGGGGCGGGAATGACGAAAAAGGGCGTGGCTGCATATCGTCGTATGAATCCCGGTAGTAAGCTGAAAACAGCAGTAACGGGTAAGGTTAAGAAGGGCAGCGCAGCGGCAAAACGTAGAAAGTCTTTCTGCGCTCGCTCTGCTGGTCAGATGAAGAAGTTTCCAAAAGCTGCTAAGAATCCTAATAGCAGATTGAGACAGGCTAGAAGACGGTGGAAGTGCTAGTGGAAAAGTATCTTGTGAACGTTTGCGTGACCGTTGGTCTAGCTGTTCTTGGCTGGATAACTTTGACACTGATCGAAGTGGATAAGAAAACTGCTGAGATCGCTGTAAAAGTTGAAGCAAATAATGCTATGATTACTCCAATATGGGAGAATTTTATTTCTGAGGTTAAAAATGGCAATATCCAGAAGTCAGATGCCACAACAGATCAAGAAAGCACCGGGCAAACGGAAGTGGTCAGCGGCTCGGAAGCGGAAGATCAATTGCAAGAAACCTCGCGGTTTTTCGGAGCGAGCGCACTGCGCTAGTAGAAAGAAGAGGAAACGGTAATGTCTAAAAAAGATGCTTGTTATCATAAGGTTAAGGCGCGATACAAAGTATTCCCGAGCGCGTATGCGAGTGGGGCCATTGCAAAATGCCGAAAAGTTGGTGCAAAAAACTGGGGTAACAAGGCACAGAAAAAGGCCAAAGGCGGCTTAGTAACCAAGAAGAAATTTTCTAACGGTCAAAAGTATAAGTACCGTACAACCAAGATTTATTGAGATGCCCAGTGTCAGAAAAACTAAGAAAGGTCTTGCCCTCAAAAGATGGTTCAAAGAGGATTGGAAAGATGTTCGCACCGGGAAGAAATGTGGGCGTCGCAAGGGTGAAAAACGGGGTACTCCATATTGTCGCCCCTCGAAAAGGGTTTCGTCTAAAACACCCAAAACAACAAAAGAAATGACTGCCGCTGAAAAGCGTAGCAGAGTCAGACAAAAGAAACGGTTGGGTCAACCAGCGGGTAAACCTAGAAGAGTACAGTCGTTGCGAAGGAGAAAGAAACGATGATGAGACGCATGAAAAGCAAAGGCATGAAGAAGGGCGGAATGATGAAGTCCAAAGGATACCGTAAGGGCGGAATGGTCAAGTCCAAGGGGTATCGTAAGGGTGGAGCAGTGAAGAAGAAACCTGCTATGTCACTCGCTCAAATTAGAGCAGCAGCCAAGAAAAAAGGTTATAAGCTCGTAAAAGCCTAATGCCGTATCTTCAAAGCAACATCCCACACTTTAAGTGTTGGGTGCGCCGTGAATATACGCACAATCATGAAAAGTATCATGGGGAGTTTCTTCATGCTATGGCGGTAGCTGTTACCACGATGCCATGCAGATCCCTTAGTTTTCAGGTTATATTTACAGGCATAAACCCCGAGGGTTCTGAGGAGGACAACGTCTACGGGGGAGCGATGTGGGCTAGGATGCCTATAACAGCTCTTGTTGCAGACGAACCCTTTGAGGAATGGCCTCTACCTATGGCTACACATGATGCACAGCCATGGGATTGTTCTTCACATACTCACGCCGTTTACGTTCTAGATAGAGCCACGCCATGTCCATGGTTGGCAAAAATAGACGGTGAAATGTACCCCGCTAAATATTTGTTTACTGTTGATTACACAGAAAACGAAATCGCAGATGACCCGGCACAGCACAAACAAAGTCATGTTTTACATCTACTTGATGCTGGTGAGTGGACCGGAAATGTAGTGGCATTACCAAATAATCGTGTTAGAGTAACTCATCCAGCATGGTTTGAGACAGGAGAAGGTGCTCCAGACTTCAAGCCATCTGCACACATACATTACTCAAAAAGTGATTTGGACTACACACTGGATGTCAATCGAGTATTTGACAACATCTATAACGAGGAAGATTAATGGCGACTTCAAACTCAAGGGACTTTTCTCTCGATGTAGCGGATCTTATTGAAGAAGCATACGAACGCTGCGGTATGATAGCCAAGACGGGGTACGATGCAAAAACAGCTCGTCGCTCTCTGAATCTTCTTTTTGCAGATTGGGCAAATAGGGGCATTAATCACTGGACTGTAACTGTGGGCACACAAGCTCTTACACAAGGAACGGCTGTTTATACTCAAAGTGCTGCTGTTATTGATGTCTTAGAAGTAAATCTATTTCGAGACAACACTGCAATTCAAATGACTCGCCTGTCGAGGGCGGAGTATATGGCTATTCCTGATAAGACAACACAAGGTAGGCCGTCGTCTTACTACTTTGACAAACAAATTCAACCTCAGTTTGAAGTCTGGCCCGTGCCCGAAAACAGCACAGATAGAATTGATTTTACATTTTTGAACCGCATTCAGGATGCAGATGCTTCTGTTAATGATGTTGATGCGCCTTTCCGGTTTCTGCCGTGCATGGCTGCTGGGTTAGCGTATTACATAGCTATCAAAAAAGCACCGGATCGTGTGCAGATGTTGAAGACAATTTATGAAGAAGAGTTCCAACGTGCATCTGATGAAGACCAAGATCGTGTTCCTGTAACTCTTACTCCGAGTTTACGTTATCTGAGAGTTAACTAATGCCTAGATATGCGTCAGGATCGAAAGCGTATGGTATATCAGATAGATCTGGTAGACGGTATCGATTGCAATCTATGCGTAAAGAATGGAACGGTTTGGTTGTTGGCCCTGATGAATACGAAGAAAAACACCCACAACTAACGCCGCCGCGACATGTGACAGATCCACAGGCAATACGAGATCCACGTCCGGATTCTCATGTGGACACATATTTTGGTTTCAAACCAGTGGGCGGTTTGAATCTTGAGGCTACCGGGGTGATTGGAAAAGTAACGGTGACAACATCATGAGTTTTACATTTGCAGAATTAAAAACAGCGATTCAAGACTACACGGAAAACTCTGAGACAACTTTCGTAAATAATCTGTCTTTGTTTATTAAGAACGCCGAACAGCGCATACATGAGTCTGTTCAGCTTGAGTTTTTCCGTAGAAATGTAACTACAAACATGACTATCGGGCAACGTTTCGTTGCTATGCCGAACGATTACTTAGCCTCATATTCTATGTCGATAACCAACGCTGGATCGAAGATTTTCTTAGACAACAAAGACGTAAATTACTTAGAGGACTTTACACCGAACTCTAGCACCACGGGCACTCCTCGATATTATGCTGCATTTAGTTCATCAGACTTTATAGTCGCTCCAACTCCAGATGCGGCGTATCAAGTAGAGCTGCACTATTTTTATCGTCCCACTAGTCTAACTGCTGGAGCAGATTCTGGTACGACTTGGTTGAGTTCAAATGCACCGTTCGCCATGTTGTATGGATCGTTAATCGAAGCGTACACTTTCATGAAGGGTGAAGCGGATATTCTTCAGAACTACGACCAAAAGTTTATGCAAGCTCTTTCTCGACTGAAAGATTTGGGTGAAGCCAAACAAACAGGCGATGCGTATAGAGAAGGGTTACTAACGAGGCCGAAAACATAATGTTTGAATTAGGATTAAATCTACCGAAAGAGCCGATTGTAGAAGTGCTGACAACAGAAAATCGTGGTTTTACCGTGGAAGAAATAGCAGATAGGTGCTTAAAAAAAATTATTGCTGTTTCAGACAACGCACCCCCTGAAATACGAGATCAAGCAGTGGCTTTCAAGGAAGCAATACGTCCGTTGTTAATTTTCTATATGAAAGAAGTGGTTAACAGTGACAGAACAACAGTATATAATATTATCCGTGAAGCAGGACATCCTGAAGTAGCGGAGTTTGTTAGGAGACTATAATGGCTATTGTACAAGCAATGTGCACCTCTTTCAAAAAAGAACTGATGGAAGCGAAGCACAATTTTTTAGCAAGCGGCGGAGATACTTTTAGAATCGCGCTCTACACGAGTTCTGCTTCTTTGGGTGCGGCTACTCCCGCCTATACAACATCAGGCGAAACTAGTGGGCAGGGCTATACGGCAAAAGGTGAGGTTTTAACTAATATTAGTCCTACTAGTACTGGTACTACTGCTTTTGCTGACTTTGATGATAGAAACTTTCCGTCTTCATCGATCACAGCAAACGGTGCGTTAATTTTTAACGATAGTGCGTCAGGTGATCCAGCCGTCGCAGTTTTAGCTTTTGGTGGCGACAAGACATCTACCAACGGTGATTTTACAATTGTTTTTCCGACTGCGGACGCTAGTAACGCGATTATTCGAATCGCATAGGGGGTCAATGTGGCGATCCCTGTTTTAAAAGATCGTGTAAAAGAAACCACCACTACAACTGGCACGGGCACAATAACACTTGCAGGGGCTGAAACAGGTTTTCAATCTTTTTCTGTTGTAGGTGATGGAAGCACCACATATTACTGCATTACAGACGACGTAAATTTTGAAGTTGGTATTGGTGTATACACAGCGTCTGGAACGACACTCACTCGTGCCACGATCTTAGAAAGTTCAAACTCCGGCAACGCCGTTAATTTTGGTGCAGGACAAAAAACTGTTTTCTGTTCCAATGCCGCTGAACGAAACGTAGTCACTGATACCAACGGCAATCTGAACGGTTTTGTGTTTGAAGATTTTGACGAAGCGTTTACTGAAAACACCTCTGCTACTGGTTCGATTACAGTCGCCAACACAGTAAACACAATCAAGTTAAAACTCACGGGTAATACGACACTTACACTTCCTAACACCACTGATATGGCTTCCGGAACTGTTCGTGCGGTAACAGTTATTGTTGAACAAGATTCGACAGGAAGTCGAACTTTTGCTTTAGCCGCACCAACTGGCTTTACTGCTGTATATAACAACTCATCTTCTCAGCCAGCTCTTAATACAGCGGCGGGTAAGCACACAATATATACGGCTCTTTTGATAAAAGGCGATACGAACATTTACATAAGTCTATCGTTCTACGAGGTGTAAGATGATTAGGTATGATACAATTTATTTGCATGGAAAAATTGGTTGCGCTGACACCAACGCCATGAAACTACATCTCTCGCAGAACAACATTTCTTTTGTGACGTTGGATTATGTAGATCCTTCAGATGATTTAGCTGCCGTTTCAACGTGGTTTGAAAGTGAACCTGATTTCAGAGATGCTCCTGTTTTAACTTTCGAAAAGCTTTTGTGGGAGGGCGAGGATGACGGCACTCCTGAAAGATATTCGAAAACTATGTTTGCAACCTCTCCTAGTGGATTGCCAGATAACTTTGTAGAGCTTGCTGAAAAGGTAAGCTAATGCCTTCTGTCGGGACTGTTACACGATACGACCCATTATATCCGGGATCTTCGGAGACGTTTAACTCGTCCGGCACGTTTGATTTGCCTCCGGGTATCCATATCGTAAATGTTCAGTGTGTTGGTGCGCCGGGTAATGCTGGTCAGGCAGGTAATGATGGAGGTGATGGGGCTTCTGGTAATGACGGTACTGCTGGTAACGGCGGAAGTGCCGGGGCTGCTGGCAACAGCGGTAATCCCGGAAACTCAGGCAATAACGGTGCAAGAGGAAACGGTGGAAACGCTGGTGGTGCTGGTAATGCTGGCGGAACAGGTGCTTCAGGTAACGTTGGTCGAGGAGGCGGCGGCGGAGGCGGCGGCGGAGGCGGACACACAGACGCTTTTTTAAAATCAATTTTCCCCGGAAATCCCGGAAGTCCCGGAAACGCGGCCCCATCAGGCGGCAACGGAGGAACAGGCGGTGGTGGTAACGCTGCCCCCGCACCGTTTCCTACAGGCATGCCGGGTAACGCGGGTAATGTAGGTAATAACGGCAACACTGGTAGTTCCGGAAACAACGGTTTCGGTGCTGGTAGCGGGGGATCAGGTAATCCGGGTAATGCTGGAGCCGCTGGTAATCCGGGAAATGCTGGATCAGGCGCAACCAGTGGAGGATCAGGTAATCCGGGAAGCAACGGAAATGCTGGAGCCGCTGGAGCTGATGGCACAGCGGGAGCTAATGGTAATACCCCCGGGCCCACCACATTTGGTAATTTAGTAAGCGGAGCTGCGGGCACTGGTGGTGCTGGTGGAGCTGCGGGCACTGGTGGTGCGGGTGGTAACGCTGGCACAGGTAATCCGGGTAATGACGGTAATCCGGGAAACAATGGTGCTGCGGGCACTGGTGGTGGTGCTGGTAACGCTGGTAATCCGGGTAACGCTGGTAATCCGGGTAGTAGCGGCAACGGTGGAGCTGGTGGAGCTGGAGGGAACCGTGGCGGTGGTGGTAACGGTGGTGCTCCTCCGAGTGCTTTTACAAATGGAGCTAATGGAAACATCGGTAGCCCTGACGGAAACAGAGCAGGTTTCGGCAACGGAGGGGCTGGAGGTAATGGTCAGGGTAATGTTGCTGGCACTGGTGGTCGAGGTGGTCGTGGAAATAATGGTAGCGGCGGTTCCGGTGGTAATTCTGGAAGTTCTGGAAGTAGCGGTAATCCGGGCAATAATGGTTCAGGAGCAACTGGCGGTAATCCGGGTGGAGCTGGAGCCAACGGTAATGCGGGATCGCCGGGTAACGCAAACAGTGGTGGGGCGGGATCGCCGGGTAATGCTGGAGGAGCAGGATCGCCGGGTAATGCTGGGTCCACTACAAATACAAATTTAAGGTTAACAACACCACAGGAGGCGATAACTGTAACTGTTCCTGCGAACGGGCAAGCAGTTGTCACATGGGGGAGGCAATAGAAAGTGTTTTTCAAAAAACCCGAAGTTCTGTTTCGGACAGATCCGGAACTGTATGGAATTATTCCAGAACCAGTTCCCTCAAGATCATACATACCTGATTGGTATAAGAAAATTGATTCATACTACACGCAGGAAAGAGATGGGCTACCTTGGAAAGAAAGAACCATAAAAAGATGTCCACCTGTTTTGGATGCAATGGTCACAGGTTGGATTTTAAAGACGGCTGCTGAGATAAAAATCGTTGTACAAGATGACGGAGGAGGAGTGTCGTGGAGCACAAATGCAGAGTTTTCAGTCATTGAACCTCATTCTAGTGATCAGATTAAGGGACATCCTGACTTACCAAAACCACCTCTTAAATTTATAAACTATTGGCACATAAAAACGCCTCCGGGTTGGTCAACGTTGTTCACACCGCTTTTGAACAGGAAGCAAGAGTTTTTTACGCCGATGTCGGGGATTGTAGAAACCGACAAGCATTTAGCTTGTGTTAATTTTCCGTCTTTCGTGACAAAAGAAGACGGCTCATATATAATTCCTCAAGGAACACCAATCGTTCAAGCGATACCGTTCAAACGTGATTTCAGTAAAAAAGCTGAAATCAGAGCTTACACGTCAGAAGAAACGTTTAAACGAAATCGAAACACTAGGATTCACCAAGGAAATCCTAGTCATTATCGTGATACGCAGTGGGAAAAGAAATGACTACATACAAAGTTTTGGATTTTGATAATGTTTTTTATACCTCTGTTTTTACATACAGAGAAAAAGAAGAAGTTGTTGTATCTCCGGCTGTTATAAATGCAGACAATTCGGTCAACCTAGAACTATCAAAAGCAAGCATTTCTAATTCAATATTGTCTAGAAAAGCTGAACTCAACGCTACTCCTCCGGCTGGAGGATCAGATTTAATCGGCGGCACTTTTACAGCTAATGAAGAGTTTGTAGAGATAGCAGAAAACCCTGAAGCAGCAGAGGATCTGTAATGTCTTCACGGTGGGGAGGGGAAAACACTTTTGAGTTTGACGTTGCTCAAAACATAGAACACGATTTTCTGATATCAGGTATATCGTCTGCACCTGTAGACATGTACTGGTATCGTAAAAAAGATGAACTTCCTCTATTGCCGCATAATGCAGGTACTCCTCACCCAACTAATCCACACATGATGACAGCACAAGGGGCTCACACTTTAACGTCCGGCAGTTGTGAATTTATATATTCATGGACCGAAGAGGATAATATATCACCTGAACACGCTCGGAACTTTGCTCACTATTTAGACAGTCAATTTCCAGAATCTGAAAACACCGTAGATATGAATATCGGCGCGAGTGGGTATATCAAACAGTTTTGTAAAGTAAATGGCTCCGTAACTGATTTTTCTGCCATAAGACCTGAGTACACATTAAATACAGATGTAAGACTCACTTTATACAAAGGTTCTTCTTACCTGTGTGTTTTGAGAATGGCTCTGGAAGCAGAAAAATGGGATTCAGGTTACATTGATGTTCAAGCTGGGGACACTGTTACTTTACGACCCGTAGGTTCAAAAACTTATTTTGTATTTGGTTCTGTAGTGCAAAAAGAAGGAAAAACTCTAGAACGTTTCAAGGGATATAAGTGCACAAAACCCATAGAGATAACATGCCCAGAGTTTACAAAGATAGTCCGCGTACACCAAGAGTAGAACTTTTCAAAGCATTTGTTTCGTTCATTAAGTTTCGTATCTCTGCTCGACGCAAGAGCGAAGCGGGGCGAGTCAAACATGCGCTTGCTTTATTAGAACACTTAAACGGTGACTATCCTGTTCGAAGTTTTGTGCGTTTGAAAGCAGCAAATTTTTCTAACTTTGCTTTGCACAAAAACCATTCATTGCCTGTCCTGTTAGCAAACACTAAGAAACTTAAATCGTTACCCAAAAACAGCTTGGGCAGACTTTATTATGATTTGAACGAGGGAAAAGAAGACTATTTCAAAACGCTGTCTTCTTACATGCCGACGGATAAATACACCGATGAATACGCTTTGTTTCTGCGCCGCAATCTAGATGTTCATGACATGGTGCACATAGTTATGGGCTTCGACAGAGATTTATTCAGTGAGGGCAATGTACTTGTTGCTTTATCCTGCGGTGGATCTTCCCCGTATTGGAAATGGTGTTTTATATATCCGGGGCTTTTGACTCGTCTTTTTGAAGGTCGATGGAAATTTTTTATTCTGGCTTGCAAAATATTGTTTCGAGAAACACCTAATCGTTGTGCGTCTGTAGACAACTGGGACTTAATTCACTGGGAAAAACTACTGGACAAGAACATCGACGAGATACGAGCACAGCTTTCTATACCCTCCCCTGTATTATACCAGCCTAGATATATACTGCTTTCGGAGGAAAGATGAATGGAATTTAATCCACTTTGTTGGATCTGGAAGGAAGAACTTCCAGAAACTATTTGCGATGAAATCGTTAAACTTTGCGAACAAAGAGAACTAATAACTGCCACGGTAGAAGAAGGCGACGTGAGGCCATCCATCCGCGTAACCGAGGTTTCGTTTGTAGATCCGGACATAAATCGACTTTGGCTCGAGGCAGTGTGTCGCACATACATAGAAGCAGGAAATGTGTGGGGTATTCAATTAAGTGAGTTGCGGGCTCCTCAGTACGCTGTTTATGAAAAAGACAGTTTCTATGGATATCACGTTGATACTGACAAAGTTTCAGAAAACGGAACACAACGAAAACTTTCGATGTCTATACAGTTATCTCATCCTTGGGAGTATGAAGGAGGAGAACTTCAGTTCGCTCCTTGGGGGGCTTCAGGCACACCGGAACATGAAAAAAATGTTACCTTTGAGGATTTTTTACCAAGAGGCTCAATCGTAGTTTTTCCGTCCACGACACCACATCAAGTTACACGAATTACCCGAGGCACACGAAAATCGCTAGTAGTGTGGTGTGCGGGCCCACCGTGGTCATAATTTAAAATGTGTGGTAAAAACGACCATGGCTTATGGTAATCGCGCATATTCGGAAGTTGGATACTCTGCATTAGGTCTTACCCCCGATGTTACTGTCGGGGTGACAGGAGTTAGTGCAACTGGTTCAGTCAGAAATGTTGCTGTTGAACCAGAACAGCGACATCCTGTTACTAGTGAACCCATGGCAATTACGCTGGGCACGGTACAAGTTGAAGCAGATGCCCCGGTAAATGTTACGTCTCCGCAATTGTCTTCCACACTCGATAGTGTTAGTGTTATTGAAGGAACCGGAGTAACTGTTACTTTAACAGGATTCGCGGCTACCACAGCATTGGGAACAGCCCAAGCTGCCATACCCATAACCGTTACGTTAACAGGTGTTTCAGCATCTGGAGCAATT